AGGTTCGCTTCGTAAACCTTCTTACACGTTTCCTTCACGAATTTCGAGAGATTGCGATAGTCCTTTATAGAATCCACCTCGACCTTCCAAACGTGCGTCGTCTTGTAGTCGTTATATCCTTCAAAGCAGTCGTACTTGTGCTGCTCCGTCAGCGTACACCTGCTCACGACACCCACGAGTTTCTTCTGCAAATCCGGGTCGTATCCAACGTAGAGGTAGGGTTTATAACCTTGGACGCGCAGCAGGATGCACTCCTCGTCCTCATTGCGCCCGTAGATGTCTATGCAGTACTTTCCCGAATAATCGTCATGGTCGATCCAATCGCACGGTTGCATCTTCCTACTATTCAATGCCGGATACTTTGAAAATCGGATACGCTTCCGTTTTGGCGTACGATAATATCTGTCGAAGCAATAATAAGAAACACCCATGACGAGCATGGAACCTCAAACTGTCAATCCCACGTCGTGGTTCTACGCCGCGACGCGACCCAAGAACGACGTTCAGCACGCAGAGTACGATTTCAGGGACAACGCGGCGCAGCAGAGTTACTACATGACGACATCCCCTGCTGCGAGTGGATGCCAGGACTTTGAACCCAAAGCGTCGTGGGCGTCCCAATTTGTCACCATGAACTACACTGGGAATTACGGCAACACTGCAGCAGGTGGATGCGACACCGACCTTTATTCGCGTCTTCTGCTCGGTGACGCGGATACTCAGCGCGTCAAGGGGCACCAGCAGACGTTTGCGCGTCCCTGGGCGACGACCCCAAATCTGGGCGGAGGTCCGTCGGCAGCGAACAAGGACACTGAGAGTCAACTCATTCAGAGCGTCCCGGTGCGCACGCCCAAGGAGTGCTCGACGGTCACCGATAAGTTCTTTGCAAATCAGTACGACCCGCAGTTGCCGAGCGTGCAGGCGGAGATGAAGGACGTCAACAACTTTGTACAGTCCTGGGCGCGCGGCGGAGATCCAACGCGTCTCCTTTACAAGAATTCCGTTCAGAACTAACTACAATACTCAATAGATGAAGGTCGCCTTCTTCACACAATATATGCCAGACCCATGTGGTGCGTTCTTTCATGACATTGCTCTTGCAAAAATCTTGCAGTCGTACGGTCATACGGTGCACTTTATAACCATAAAGCGTGGAAACTTTCCGATTAAAGGAAATTATCGCGGATTCAACTGGACGTACTACACCAACGCAGAACGTGAACTCTTTACCTCGAATATTTGGTCTTCGCCTCATTACCCGTTTCTCCCGATGGTACGCAAACTCAATGGGCAGTTCCGAAAACCCCTCGTAATAACCATGCATTTTGGTGAAAATCTCGAATACATCAATAGTCCAGCGAAATACGAGTGGGCGGAGTTTATCTGGGTTATTTCGAAGCACATTACGGAATATACTAGGAAATTGATACTAAATCCAACGTTTTTCAAAACGTTTGAACCCGTACGTCCAATCATGCTCGAACACGAAATCAAGATGCACGCAAGAGATACTCTTCCGACCGGAGATTGCATCACGATGATTAATGCGAACGCTCTGAAGGGACTGCCGCTGTTCTTGGAGTTGGCGAAAAAGTACCCCGAGCGCAAATTTCTGGCAGTGCGTCCCTACTACAATGTGGTAAAGGTGCCCGAAACCATTCCAAACATCGAGTGGATGAACCTACAGGACGATATTCGCGTTGTACTCGCCAAGACGCGCATTCTCTTGGCACCGTCTCTCTACGAAAGTTGGGGGCGCGTGTCCTTCGAAGCGATGTATAACGGCATTCCGGTGATTTATTCGAAACCGATGGACCGGGCGAGTCCATATGCGCGTCCGTCCGGGAGCACAGAGGGAATGCAGGAATGGATTGGCGAGAGTCAGATGGCGTGCAGTTACGCCGAGTTCGAGGAATGGACGACCGCCATCGAAACTCTGGACGACCCCGAAGAGTATGCGCGGTATTCAAAGCAGGCGTACGACCAAACGTATGCCATGAACATTTTCGAAGATGCGCGTGATATTGAGCACAAGATGGTCGAGTATAGCATACATTATGCACCCAAGATTACCGCCGGTTCATCTAGTGGCGGCGATCCACGAACATCTTCTTCGGGGTCGGCGCCGCTGTCGGCAACGCCTTCGCAGAGTCTTCACATGCAGATGGCGGGGGCGAGACAACCTTTCCGCGGAGGTCGTTTTGCGGTGAGGCGTTGAGAATGTCTGCAAACTGCCTCGCCTTTTTCAGATTTTCCCGCACTTCGTCCGTCAGACCGTCGTCGATCACGGGAGGAGGAGGAATGTAGCGCATCCCGGAAATGGTCGGGGGTTTCGACAGAGCGTCAACTGCTGCAATAACATCTCCCCCGTTCTCTTCGAGCACCCGTTTCGCGATTTCCTCAGAGACACCTGTCATGGCAATAACCTGTTCGCTCATTTTTTATAGACTATACATAAACATCGAAAATGAAATTCATCGAGAACCTCTGCCCCCCTGCACTGTTGTACGCCCTCTATGTCGCGATCCAACTGGGTCTTGACGCTGCCGATCTTGCGTGGGTTACCTTTGGAGTCAAGGCGGTCTTTGGTCTTGCCACTGTATTTGTCCTGGACCTTCTGTGCCGCCTAAACCTCGGCGTCGTCTCGTGGGTGTTTATTGCTACGCCGTTCGTCATGACTGCGCTTGCGACCTCCATTGCCATGGGTCTCGAGATCGATAGGACGGTGCTGAATTCCCTTTAAACGCATCAATCATTCAAATCCATAATGAACCAAGTAGTCTATTATGGACTTCGCGCATGGGTGTGCATATGCTCTCCTTGCACTCGAAAAAAACATCAAACATACGCGGTTCTTCCAAAACTACCAGAATCATGTTGGTCGTACGGAAAGGTTTTTGATATCCAAACTCTGACATATTCAAACGGCAGGACTAAACGCCTTGTGTATCCGGCGTCTGCGCAGTCGCACCCAAATCGTCCAGATATACTGTTTACGCCGCCGTGCCCGCCGCCGCCGTGGTTCTTTATAGGGTCCTACGATTCGGCAAAGAGTCTGCAGGATAAGACCTGCGAGATGGACGATTACATCTACCCGGGAAACGTGATAACCCTTGACCTTTTGCGCCATCTGTTTCCTGGGACGCAGCGATGGGTGTACATTGACCCTAAAACGTTTGAAGAAACCGATTTTCCTTCCGAGGGTATCGTAATCCAACACGACGAGAATGAACGCAGTCATTAATCAGAACACCACCAATCACGGCAGTGTTGTCTGGAAATATCTGGATCTAGACAACAGAGTTCAACCGAAAAACATACTGGAACACGCAAGTTTCCACGCGGCGCTCTGGGTGCAACCCCTATTACACTTTCTCTTTTGGATCACATGGTTGATTGCGCCGCACTGGTACATTTATTTTGGCGGTTCCTACGATATAACCACGTTTTCATTTGTTCTGTACATTGTCAACACTCTGAACGTTATTGTCGCGTCTATCCGGCGCTGGTTCGAGGTTGTAGAGCACTACAATCTCGGAACAACGATCATGGGGTGGCGCATTGTTACAAATGCTCTTGGCACCGAATACGCGATTCGTTCGAAGGATCCGCGCCACCGCCTCTTCCGGTACGCAGCGGGCGCACGCCTACTGCTTCAAAACCTCCGGTAGGTTTCCCGAAAACATTGATTTGAAACTGTCGACGAGTTCTGCGCCTTGCTTCACCTGCGGACCCAGCGACGACAGTGTTTCCATGAGTTGCTTTTGTGTTGCCATGAGTTCTTTGGTATCGTCGCGCATCTGCAGAACCTGGTCCGGATTGAGTTTCTGGAACGCATGCAGAATCGTAGTCCCTGCATCGAGGTGGTGTTCTTTGGATTCGGAATCGTGGGGCGACGGTTCATCGTCGTCGTCGTTCTTGTCCTTCTTGGACGGGTTCTCGTACCGTTCCTTCAGCGTTTCACCCGAAATGTAAATGACGGCAGCAACTGATCCCACACCTATCGTCACTGCAGCAGTCAGGGGCATTCGGACGCCGTATCCGATCACGACGGTAATGAGGAGCAACCATACGGCGAGGTACCCGACTTTTCGCTGAACAAGAAACACGACCGCAATCAAAAGCATGGTTGCTGCTACCACGGTGTCTGTCTTCATCCTTCCTCTTATTACACGGGAACAGATTTTCCACTGACGGGAACGGCGTCCGCAATACCGCCTACTCCCGAACCATTAAACGTGTACCCTGCGCCTGGTTGCGTCAGCGCCAAGTTTCCACCGCGATGACGGCGGCGCCTCGTCCTGCGCCCTCCCTTGCGACGACGCCTGCGCCCGCCCGCAAGTGTATTGTTTCCACCGCGACTCGCCACGTCTGCGCCCCCGCACTCCCCGCCCTGCGTCTTCCACTCTGCCGCACCTGCGTTCGTACCACCGGCGTCGCTGAGAATAGACCCTCCGAACCCGTAGGACCCCCCACGGTGCCGACGCCGACCCGCCGTGTGTTTGCCTCGCCGACGTCCTCCACTGCTGCATGTTCCACTCATTTCTATTTGTATTGCCGCAATATTCTATTCTACAGTACCGGCGTCCACGTACCGTCGTCTTCTGGATTTTTCACACACTTCAACCGGAAGGACGGACCCATCACTCGCAGGGCGCGCGAAAGTTCCAGCGTCCGAACGCGGAGGTACCCCAGGTCCCCATCAAGTTTGTAGACATCTGGAACTTCTGTTGTCGTAATCTGGTATGTTGTTGTTGTTTCTGTAGGCGCGGTCTCTTCCTTGAAAAGTCCGGTTTCTCCGATACGGTCCGTATAGTACTCGTACCCGCGTATATCGGACATTCCTTCGTCCCTCAACTCTACCGCGCGCGACTCAAATCCGGGACAGGGCGTATACATGGCAGAAATCATATCTTTCAAATAAGTCTGTCTCCACGCAAAAGATGTTCTGTTAAATATTTTTATACCGTTCCACATCCACACATCTGCAATGTACAGATGTGTGGAAGTGTACTCGACGCGCAAAATGCTGTCCTCGAAACAGCGATCATCCATGACGATTCGAAACACTTGTGGTTTCGGATCTATACGGCGAGGAACCCAGAGAGCAACCGGCGTTGAATTTACGGGATCGCGGGTCAAGCACAACCATCCCGGAATGCCAGACCCCTGGGGCGCCTTTAGTGTGCTGCCACGAATCGGTTTCGTCGCCTGGCGCGTCATGCGCGTCGAAGGGTCCCATCCGTAGAGGGTCTGTAGTCGTTTCATTGTTTAGATATGTTTATTCCGTTTAAGACTGTCTACGACCGTGCAGGATCGCGTGTCTCGATCGGCGGCGGGAGTGCAGACGGCGGAGAAGGTTTCGTGTTTGCAGCAGGAGGACTGTCGTATGTCGGGAGTTTTATTTCGGGAGAGGGTGGTGCAGGCGGAGGAGGAGGAGGAAGCGGCGCAGGCGCAACCTGATGCGGGAGTGTGTTGTATTGCTGCTGCGGCTGTTGTTGCATATAGACTACCCTTGGTTTCGGCGGTTGAATCACGCGAGACACCCAGAAAACACCAATGTGAAGAAGCACGATAACAAGTATGCTTGCCAGCGCAGTATACAGCAGATTCTCGATCATATTATGTGTCTATGAGGTTTACAGATACTTGATTTAAACACACAATGTGCGGTATCTGGTGCTGTTTCGGTCCTCACTCTGAATCATTTACCCATTGCATTGAAGCGCTTCGAAACCGTGGACCCGAGTACTGTGCATTCAAATCGTACTACGGTATATCTCTGGGGTTCACGCGCCTTGCTATAAACGGTCTCGGCGACGCTGGCGAACAACCCTTTGTTGCGGAAGACGGAAGCAAACTCGTGTGCAATGGCGAAATTTACAACCACCTTGACCTTCGCCGCAAATACGACCTCACGCCGTCGGGCGACGGGGACTGCGGAATCCTGCCGGACCTCATTAAAAAGATCGGGTTCGCGAACGCCTGTCGCGAGATTGACGGAGTCTTTGCGATGATCTACGTAGCAACTGACTTTGTTTTCATCGGGCGCGATCCTTTCGGAGTGCGCCCCCTTTTTCACGGCAAATATGAGGGGTCGCAGATATGGTCGTCCGAAGTCAAGGGATTTCCCGTGGGTGCCACAAATATCCGCCCCTTTCCGCCCGGAACGTTTGCGGTCTACCATCGCGCCAACGGAATGTTTCATGACGCCAAGCGCTTTCATACCACAAGCGTTGTCCCTCTCACATCCTTCCACAATCCTCGAATATCGCACTTTTGCTTGCGAGAGGCGCTCATCCAAGCAGTCCAGAAGCGGGTCCTGAACACCGAGAGACCTGTCGCCGCCCTCCTCAGCGGCGGTCTAGACTCCAGTCTGGTCGCTTCGATCGCCGCCTCTGAACTCCGTCCGCGCGGAATAAAACTGAGGACATTCAGTATCGGAATGGTCGGGTCGCCCGATCTCAAGTACGCCCGCAAGGTTGCCGACTATATTGGTTCTACACACACGAACATCGTCGTGTCTGCCGATGAGTTTCGAGAGGCGGTTCCATCTGTGATTCGCGACATTGAATCCTACGACATTACGACGGTTCGTGCATCCGTCGGAAACTGGTTGGTCGGCAAATATATTAAGGAACACACAGACTGCAAGGTGATCCTGAATGGAGACGGAAGCGACGAGATTGGTGGAGGGTACCTCTACATGCAACGCGCACCCACCGACGCCCACTTTGACGCCGAAACTCTGCGCCTTCTCGGAGAAATCCACATGTTTGACGTCCTGCGCTCCGACCGCTGCATGGCGGCGCACGGTCTCGAGGCGCGCACCCCCTTCCTCGACAAGCAAGTCGTGCAGACATGGTTGTCTGTTCCTACCGAACTCCGCGCTTCTCATTCGAGGATCGAAAAGGCAGTTCTGCGTGAAGCGTTTGAACTGTGTGAGTTGCTGCCTCCCGAGGTTCTGTGGCGCCGCAAGGAGGCGTTCAGCGACGGAGTCAACACCGATGGCGCGACCGAAAAATGGTACGCGCGCCCCGACGAAGCAGCATACTATCGCGAACTGTTCGACCGGGACTATTCAAATGCAGC